TTTTTTTTTTTTGATGGTTGGCCCATCCATAGGGCCTGACTCACCAGATAACCCTGGGAGTACCAGTATGAATGCCGGTGTCCGAAACCTAAATCAAGACGGTAATTATTCCCAGTCTACACAGAGTGCTTGAGGGGCGTCAACTATTGCCAAATCGCGGTTGGTAACCACGCGGTTCATTATTGCTAAACAATCGACCAAGCCGAAGGTCACACCATAAGCGTCCATCAAGAATTCCCTAGTGACATCCTCGCTGCAAAGGACTTTTTCTTCAGAAATAGACCTTTCGAGCGATGCAATGCTGGGAGCACCTGATGTGCGGGTAAACCAACTGACCTCATCGATGGACAACAACGCCTTGTCCTCCTCCATACCGTAACGTTCCAAAAAGATATCCCTCAACAATGGAAAATGCCTGAACTCATAAGCGTAGCTTAACGCCTTGCCAGCCATGTATGCCGAATCCGACAAATTCGGATTTGGAGATACACGTACATTAAACCTGGCCAGCGCTTTGCCTAGTTTAGGCATCATGCAAGGTACATCTACATCCACGCATATGCGTCTGCTTAGGAGAGTTGCCTCTCCTTGTAGCTGTGGACAAGCCGCAGTGAGCTTCATCTTCGGGTGGGCCGCTACCCACGCCTCGATTCGACTCATTGATACTGCAAACTTGTGCATCCCCAAGTAATCATCACCCAAGATGACTGCTACTGCACTGTTTCCAGACTTAACTGCAAAAACAGACTCGATGGTTGCATTCCACACGCTGTTGCGTGGGGTGGTTATCGTCGTCCCGGTGGGCAGCTGGTGGCTAAGCTGCGCACGGTGTCCAAACTCAAAGTTCACCGTCTTAAAGTGACGCATGTCGATTAACAACTTGCGGAACCAAGACGGTGCCCCAACAATTTCGCAAAACTTATCAAAAACAACGCTTGCACCTTTACGTTGCCTAAGATCATTCGCACTAAAGTCAGCCTCAAAACATTCGGTGTACCCATTTTCCTGGGCGTCCCGAAGATGTTGGGCCAATTCCACGTCTTGACATTTATAAGCCATCTTGAAGTGAATTGGTCCCAGACTTGTCCTTGAAAAGCACTCCACCAACCGTTCGCAAAGTACCATTGCTACTGGGCCGGTCAAAGCGTTGAAATGGTCGTTGCCGGCGTAAATCAGCCGGGGCGCCCATTTGTTGTCATAACGCTTAAGGAGTGCTTCAACCTTTACCGAAAGAGTTTTTGTGCCGAGGTAGTCAGGATCATCCTCGCATTCGAACAGCTCAAGAAAAGCTTTTCGCATGCGGACTTGCTTAGGCGGATCCATCTTACTCAACCAACGTTCAAAAACTGACTCGTCTACATCAAATGTTTCGAAGTCGACCCGCTTAGCAACACTATCCCATAAGGACAGCGCTGTGCGCATGAACTCGGGCGTGCAGTCGTCATCTTTATCTGGCTGGGAGTTACTGCGTTTATCAAACGCGGCCAGGTAAGAATCGAAAGACTTGCTGGAGGTGACAACAGGGATCGCGCCCTCGATGATAGGCCCCAACTGGTTGAGGGGCCCAGCCACCTCGAGGTCGAGGTTGGCTGCAAAATCATCAAATGACTGGGGCACTCTAGGCACGTAGTCCCGAACTGGAATGACGTGCAGATGCCCATGTTGTTCAACAACCTCGTCGAATTCATCACCATGGTGACGGGCAACCTCATAATCCACACGGGCGCCCCCAGGTTTCAACCTATTACGGTTGGCCCTGGTGAACCTGTGAAACATTTGAGGGGCTGCTTGAAATTGCTTGAATTTGTTTGTATGCTTTGTATGATTGGTG